GGCCGCGGCGATGGCCGCCGGCTGCCTTGTGGCTGTTGGGCTTGAGCACTTTGGGCAAGATCAGCAGCCGATTCCGCCTGCCCCCCCTGCCCCGCTCCTGTTCACGCTCAAGGGCAAGTTCATCGGCCCCACTGCCAGCCAAGACGCTGCCATGCTAGGCGCTCTGTGCGACGAGCTTGCCAACTGCCTCGACTACGACTCCAGCCAGGCCGAGCCTCGGATCAAGACCGGGGCCGCGATCGAAGACCTACGCCTGGCGGCGCGCGAGGCCCGACTCCGTGGCGTCTCGCTGGGGGCCAGACAGCCCCACGCACGAGATGCCGTCAAACTGTACCTGGACCAGGCCGCCGGCACGTCTGGCGGGCCGCTGACGGCCGAGCAGCGTGTGGCGTGGGTCTCCGCATTCCGTGACGTTGGGAGGGCTGCCACCGATGCCTCGCGATGAAAACGGCGACCTGCTGGTCTACGACCCCATGAGCTGGCGTGCCATTCTTGGCGGCATCCTTGTCGCGGTCTGCGCGTGGATGGCCACGCGTGCGCTCGTTCACGCTGAACGTGTTGTGACGGGCAACACGAACTACGGATATGTCGCAGATCCTGTCGGTACGCGACAGTTCCTCTCCGAACTTGACCAGCCCAACTTCCGACAGGCCGGGGCCGAGGCGGTCGAGAAGGCCAAGGGCGTCGACACGTTCCTCTACCGTGCCGCCGACAAGGCCAGCCGAGCGGTCTACGGCAAGCCGTTTGCCCCGTGGAGCCAGGGCAACGCCGGCACGTGCGTTGGCAATGGCTGGGCGATGGGAAGCTGGATTGGACAAAGCGTGTCGTGGGCCGCCGGCGAGCTACCGGCGCCGCCCAAGATGGTTGACGTGGCAGGAATTTACGGCGGAAGCAGAACCGCCGGAAGAATGCCTCCGGTAAATGGAAACGCTGGTTACTCCGATGGTAGCTACGGCGCCGCCGCTGCTCGGTGGGTTGCAGGTCGCTGCAAAGATCCGGCTGTGGGCGGCATCCTGTACCGAGAGAAGTACGGTGCCGTTGATCTGTCGCAGTATTCAATCTCATTGTGTCGCGAGTGGGGCAACTCTGGCGTGCCCCTCGAGCTCGCCCGCCTGGCCCACCAGCACACCGCCACGGCCGTGGCCCAGATCAACGACTACGACTCGCTGGTGGCCAGCATTGAATCGGGCTATCCGGTGGCGATTTGTTCAAACGTCGGATTTGCGGCGACCAACGTCAGGGACTCTATGGGCTACTTGCCACGCGGTGGCCAGTGGAATCATTGCATGGTTTGTATTTCGTGCCGCCACGCAAAGAACGCTGGCGGCCGCGATGGCGTGCTGGTGCTCAACAGCTGGGGCGACAAGTGGGTGAGCGGCCCCAAGTGGCCAGCCGACCAGCCCGACGGCTCGTTCTGGATCTCGAAGGCCGACGCCACCAGCATCATCGCCCAAGGCGATTCCTTTGCGATCGGATCTGTGGGTGGGTTTCGATACCGCGACCTTCACAACGGAAACTGGATGGCCAAATGAACCTGATTCTTTTGCTTGTCTTTGGTGCGATTGCCGGCGGCGTGGCCAAGTGGTTGCTGCCCGGAAAATGTCCTGCCGGCTGGGTGCCGACCATCGCGCTTGGCGTGATCGGCTCATTCGTGGGCGGCATCCCCTTTGGCGGCCACCCGGCCGGCTTTGTTGGCTCCGTGGCTGGGGCCTGTGTGGTCCTGTTCCTTTACTCGATCTGGCAGGATGACAAATGACCAACTCCGATCTGCGAAAGATCTCGATTGCCGTGCTGGTGGCCGTGGCCGTCACGTGGTGCGCCGCCACAAGCGATTACTCGCCCGTGAAGCCAAAGCCGGAACAAGATCGCCCCGTGCTGCGGCTGCTTGCCAAAGTTGCCAAGCTTGGATTGTGGGTGATGTGGGCCGCCGAGCCACAGCCGCCGGCAAACGAGAACTTGGTCTATCACGCCCAGGCATTCGACAAAGATGGCAACCGCGTTCTCGATCACGGGAAAGGCTGGTGATAGATGTGGGGCTATCTGCTCTCTCTGTTGACGAGCTGGTCCGCCGATCCGGCGGCGCTTGATCAGGAGCCACCGCGAGCCGCTGCGGCGGTCGCCTACGCGTATGCGGCGATGTCGCCGGACGTACTTTCAAAGTACGAACTTGACCAACCAGCTTCAACGAAATCGGATTCCGCACGAAAGTAATTGCGTCACCGTTCACCACTTGAAAGGATTCGCAATGTCGCTCAAGCGCCGCCAGCTCCAGGACGAAGCCGCCAAGCTCGCCAGCCAGATCGAAGAACTCCGTGCCATCGCCCCCAAGGATGACGCCGAGGCCGCGACGATTGCGGAGCGGATCGACGACGCTGCAAAGCGTGCCGAGCAGATCGAGCCCGAGCTTGCCCGCGAGTCGGCCCTCGACGCCCGGCTGCGGAGCCTGCGGTCGACCGTCACCGACGCCTGCGAGCACCGGGATGCCCTGGTGCAGAAGGAGGCGCCGACGGTCGAGCGAGCGGAAGCGGCGGCCGTCGCCGGCTTTGGCTCGCGGAAGGAGGCCCGCGAAGTCGGCCTCGCTCTCCGCGGCCTGATGCGTGGCGAAACCCGTGCGATGGGCGAGACCTCGACCGCCTACGACGCGAAGGGCTCCGAATACGTCGTTGTTCAACTGTACAACGCCGTGATCAACATCTTGAAGTACCAGTCTGTGGCGTTCCAGGTGGCCTCGACCTTCGAGACCAACAGCAACCGGATCACGTTCCCGAAGGTGGGCGAGATCTCGGCCACGCCGATCTCCGAAAACACCGACACCAGCGACACCGACATCAGCACCAGCGGGGCTACCTGCAACGTGCTCGACTGGCGGACCTCGGTGGCTGTTTCGAACAGCCTCATTGAGGACAGCCCGGTCGACGTTGCCGGCCTCGTCGCCAGCCGTCTGGCTTACGGCTACGCCAAGAGCATCGACAAGGCGTGGCTCCAGGGCTACTCCTCGGGCGGCACCACGATCGGCGGCCTCTACGACGGCATCACGGGCTATAGCTCCGGCTCCAACGTGGTGACGGTCGCCAAGACCGCCAACACCACGGTGGCGAACTTTGCCGACGTGGTCGGCAAGATCGACCCGTACGCGATCAACCCGTCGTGGGTGGTCGGTGCGGCTGGCTGGGCGGAGATCATGAAGGTCTCGGCCACGCTGCTCAACGCCAACATCGTGAACAGCACCACGGCCCAGCTGTGGGGCTCGACGGTCCGCAAGGCATACAACATGCCCGCCAACGTCTACGCGATGTACGGCGACTTCGGCTTCACCACGGCAATCGCCATGAAGCCGGCTGGCCTCCAGATCACCGCCGCCCGCGAGCTGCTGATCAGGAAGAACGCCACCCTGTTCGTCGGCATCCAGCGGTTCGGCATCCTCAACCATGCCCCCGAGTTCGGTGCCGCCCTGGTTAAGGCAACCGTCTGACGCTGACAAGAAACAACGCTCCCGCGGGCCGGGCCGTTCGCGGCCCGGCCCGTGCCATGTAGTGACCCATGAAAATCAGACTCCTCCAGCAGTACCGAAGTTATCGCAGGGGCGAGGTGGTCGAGGTCTCGGTCAGGATGGCCGAGGAGCTGGTGAAATCTGGGATCGCCACGGCGGAGACGCAGGCCGACCTGCTGCCGCCGGAGCGACGGGAGGCCGCTGTAGCGGCCCGCGTGAACGTCAGGACGGCCGATCGACGCTAGGAGGCCCAGATGGTCTACCCGTACCTCTACCCCGTGCAGATGGCCTACGGGGTGCCTTCACCCCGGCATCCCGTCTCCACTGTTCCAATCACGCAGCCGACGGTCGAACCTGTGAGCCTGACCGAAGCAAAGGCCCAGCTGCGGATCCTGCCCGACTTCAACGACGACGACGCGTTGGTGATGGCCCTGGTGGCCACGGGCCGCAGGCTGGTGGAGCGTCGGCTCGGCATCACGCTGATGGCCACGCAGTTCCGGGCGACGTTTGCCGATCCGCTTGACCTGCTTTCGAACCGCCACGAGAGCAACTGGTGGGGCTGGTCCGACACGCTCGAGCTCTACTACGGCCCGATGCTGGTGGACGGCACGCACCCCGTGGTTGTGACGGCCGGCGGCGTGACGCTGAACCCATCGACGTACACGGTCGACGCTGACGCGAGGCCGGGACGGATCCGCCT